TGTTGAGAAAGTCGGACGAACGCACGCGGATCAGTTCTTCATCGCGTGTGAAAATATAGTCACCGTCGCGCTCTTGCAGATAGTCAAGGTTGACAATCAAACCACCCAAAGAGATTGACACCGTGTCGGAGCCTGTCTCGTTGTGCTTCACAGCCGACACGTTGATCAGTTCGTGGTTGAAACTGTCGTATGTCCCATCCAACTCAGCGTCACCTGATCCAGAGATGACCTTGTCGTAAAGGCCGCTGGTCCCACGCAGCACATCGCCGTCAAAGTCGGCATAGATCAGCACACGCCAGTTGACGATCTGCGCATTAAGCGCCGCTTGGGTGGTTGCATCCACCATTAGAAGGACTCCCGAAGATTCAGCGAGAGGCTATACACATAGCCGTTCTCAACCGAAAGCGGTGGCTCCTCTACCATATACATTAAGCAATACGGGTTCTTGTACTCGATGGCGGTGTTGTCAGCTACAGGCACGCGGACAGGCGGCTCCACATTAAGCGTGCCTTGCCCAGAGCCGTTCGTGACGAGATCAGCCGTCAGTTGCAGAAGCTGATTGTTGATCGTGACGAACTGACCAGCGTAGAGCAAAGTTGCGTTACCCGGCCAACCGTCTGTGGCAATCGCCCGACCCGTCTGGTTTACACCGTTTGTGGTTGGCAGACTGCCAAGAGTAGACTGAGGCGTGGGATCAACAGGCACTTGGAAATCGTTAGCTTTCCCACGGGCCTTGGCTATGAACGAGCGCCACGGATTGACATTTGCGCTTCCCACGATTGGGGGCAATGACAGTTGGCACTCCCACCAACCACGGCTAGATGCGATGGTCTGGCGGCGACCAGTCCATTCCGACACATTGGTCTGCGATGGCATGACCAAGCGCCATGTCATGCCATTTGGCTTAGGGGACGAAGGGAAGGATATTGTTGCCATTACTGCATAACTCCACCGAGGCGCGGCCTACGAAGCCCTGCAACCGTGCGCGACTCTGCCGCAGCGATAATGGCTGGGGCAGCTTCCATAATGCCCTGCTGCACCTGAGCGCGAACAGCCGCTGGGTCTGAAGCGCCACGCGCATCGACGCTGATGTTAATAGGGCTACCGCCGCTGCCGTTTGACAGGTTGCGATTAGGGATGATCGTACCACTGCCGCCGGGGATGAACAACTCTGGGCCTTGCTCACCGACCATGTATGGGCTGTTCTTTGCGACAGAGCCACCTCTAGCCCTAGCTATCCCCGGTAGATAATTACCAGTGCTTGAGCCGAAAGCCCCTCCAGATGGCGCAGGAGTGCCTGTCAAACCGCCAATTGCACCGCTGACCATACCGACAATCTGCTGGACAACGAACAGGCGGAACAACTCGTCGATCACCGCGCTGATAATACCGCCCATTGCATCTTTGAACGATGTTGCACCTGTCAACATGCCCTTGAAGGCATTGCTGACGCTCATGCCAATAGCCTTGAACGAATCATTCAACTCTTCGTTCCTAGAAATGATTGCTTCCATCTCTTTGCTTAAGGGTACTTCATCAAAGTTGGAAACTATGTCCTTAATCATACCCTCAGCTTCTTTGACATCAGCCTTTAGCATGTCGCTATATTGGCTCATCTCAATCGACTCCACAGCGGCCTTAAACGGCTCAATAGTGGCCTTCTGTCCAGCCTTGGACAGTTCCATGAAGTCTTTTTCCAATTCAGCAATTTGCCGCTGGTAGGCGGGAAGTTCCTTCATTCCCACTTTGCCAATCTTGTCCATGAAGTCTTGGATTGATTTTTCTTCTTTTTTACGCGCAGCTTCGGCTTCTTTTGCAATACGATTGGCTTCGGCAGCCGCCCTTCTTGCAGCAGCCAAACCCTTCTTTGCGTCTTTTTCGGCTATGTCATTGGCGCGTTCCAGCATGTCACCCTGCCTATTAGTTAGGCTGAGTTCCAGCTTTCGCATTGCATCTTCAATGGCGTTTAAATCTTCTTTTTCTTTTTTAATTGTACCTTCATTGTCTTGAAAATACTCTCTTATTTTACCAAAAATCGAAATACCGGGGGCGCGAAGAGCAGTCCCCATCGTCTGCATTGTTTTGTTCGCTGCAATATTTGCCCTCGCAGCTTGAAGCCGCAGCTTAGCAGCTTCAATTGATTTATTTGCAGATGCGATGTCGGTATTTGCTAATCGTATGGCCTCCTGTTGACCAACCAAATAGCTATCTACGTTTTTACCCATTGCTTGATCAATTCGCGCACGGGCGACAACAAGATCACTAGCGATCTGGGCTAAGTTTCTTTCGCGCTTTTCAAGTTTTTCTGCTTCTTCAGCAGCCTTTTTAGCAGCCTCACCTGTGTTAAATAGACTTTCTATAAATGGCGCAAGCACCATCGTTCCTATAACAACGGCAGCACCGAAAGGTCCGGCAAGAAAACCACCAATCCTACCAGCAATGCCACCCATTTGGGACATGGCGTAGCCAACTTGACCAATCTGTTGGTTAAATGCTTGGATGGGGCTTGCGCCAGTTGATACGCTGGTCGCAAAGTCATTGATCTGCATACCAAGTTGCTGAGTGCCTTGGCGGTTTTGACGAAGCGCCCGTGATTGCGCATCAAGCGCACTATTGTAACGCACACCATTGCGGATTACAGCATCAGTGGATGAGGCAAGACCAGCGTTAGCGGATTTGAGTTGCTCAGTCTCTTTGCGCAGCGAGTCAACAGAAGATATTAGCTTCTGAAGCTGCTCCTGCCCAGAAACCTGAGCCGCGAATAGAAACTCAACTCTTTGGTCCTGAGCCACGCTTTTTCTGCCTCTCTGCGTCCAGCTTAAAGTAAGCGACCCACTCGTTATACTCGTCTATTGAGATTTCTTCAATCTCTGAGATGCTTTTGCCAAGCCGATCCGCCAAGGTCAGTAAATTGAACCTAAACGGATCGTCTGTTAGTTTTTTTCATGCTCCTCGACGCTGGTTCCGCTCATAAGCGCAGCGGCCACAGTCGAGATAACACCAACCTCTTCACGCATCAGAATAGCCTTGTCCTCAAGCGTGAATAGCTTTTCACCTTGGCCGTTCTCCGCCTTGAGGATGATCAGATCGACCATCGCCTCAAACGATGCGTTATTAAGGAACTGGGGATGCTTGCGCTGGATGCGGTTCAATTCACCAGCAAGCAGGGGGCCGTAATAAACTTTTTCCGGCGACCCCTTCTCACCCCATTCTGCGACCTCGATATGTGTCTTAGTCGATGTACGCTCTGCAATACGCTTTGAAATACTCATAAACTATATCCTTTGAAATTAGACTGTAGCAGAACTCAGCGAACCAGTGCCTTGAAGAGTGATTGTGGATTCAACCATACCGTCAAAGCTGCCTGTGACAGTTTTGCCAGTTACGATTGCGCTACCTGTCAGATAGGTGTCACCTGATGCCGAACCTTCTGGCATGAAGCGAACAGTCACCTCTGAGCCAACGACGAGAGCGCCTTGACCAGTGCTGTCGGTTTCATCCCAAAATACGTCAACCGAACCCGTCCATGCCTTCAAGGTGCTCTTGAAGGTGCGGTAGCTGTCACCCATTGAGGTGTCTTCCGCAGTATCAGATGTTTCTTCAACCGAGTAGGAACGGATTTCAAGGATGCTGTTGGTTGATCCAACCTTAACAGTTCCCTCAGAGCCAGTATGCGTTGCCATCTAAATAGTCCTTACGCCAAGGTGGAGAGCGTCAAAGCACCAGTGCCTTGAAGCGTGATTGTGGATTCGACCATACCGTCGAAGCTGCCAGTTACGGTCTTGCCTGTAACGATTGCTTCTCCAGTGTAATATTTTTCCGAAACACCTGCCGAAGCACCCTCTGGGAAGAAGTTTGCCGTTACCGTAGAACCAACTGCAAGAGCAACCTGACCGTTTGTGTCGGTTTCATCCCAGAACACATCAACCGATCCGGTCCATGCCTTTAGCGTGGTTTTGAACGTGCGATAGCTGTCGCCCATCGAAGTATCTTCGGCGGTGTCAGCAGTTTCCTCAAGCGAATAGGAACGGATTTCAGCAATGGCGTTCGCGCCAACCTTAACAGTTCCCTCTGAACCAGTATGCGTTGCCATTACTCAGTCTCCTCTTTAGCCACTGGCTTCGCCTTGGGCTTTTCTTTGACGGGCGTCCAGCCGATCTGAGCATAGCGGTCCAGATCAACTTCACAGGCGAGTATCTCATCGCCAGTTTTGTTATAGACTTTAACCATTTTCATCGTGCTGTCTCCACATCCGTTATGCTGGTGATGTATTCTACGGTGTAGACCAGCCTTGCGGATGCAATTGATTTTTCGCCTTCTACATTAATATCTATCTCAGTGCTAGTCAAAATGCAAGATTTGGCGAGGCCATTAAGAGTGAAATCCGCAGCGATGGCTTCTTCAGCCGATACGCAGATGGTATCAATGGAATCCGACACCGCAGTGCTGGTCCCCTTGATCACAATATCAATCGCCACGTTGATGACCCGGCGCAGCGTGCGAGTGCCGATTGTGATTAGCGAACTGCTCTCGTCCATCGTGTAGACGCAGATGGCTGGCAGCTTGGCATCGTCAAGCGCATAGCGACGCATCTTGTAGACGTTCGCGCCGGTGGTAGGCAAACCCGTTACCAGTGTCGCAACACGGTCCCTAATCTGTTGCCTCACATGGCTCATATTATACCTTTTCGAGTATCAGCGTCGATACGCCAGTGCCGTCGGTCAAAACAACGCGAACAGTGTAGGCCACGGTGCGAATGATGATTTGGTCCCCGTCAGCCGCCGATGGAACGTCAGCCGTGCGGCAAACGAACTGGGGCGATGGGATTGTGATGTCGATCAGGTCGGTAGCATTGCGGCTGGCCTGTGGCTCGTCAAAGATACCAGTCACAGATACAGCACTGCCACCTACGGCTGTGTAGGTGGCAACCTCCGCAAAGTCATCGACCTCGAAGAAATCTAAAATATCAGCGGCGGACTCAACGCCCATTGCGCTTTGATCCACGCGAAATCACGGGGTCACGATGCTCAACCTTTGGCGGCGCAGCAACACGGACCTCTTCGTAAATCTCCAGCTTCTTATCGGCCAAAAGGACCAATGCTTCGCTGGCAGGAAGCGTAACAATATCACCCGCATTAAGCGGACCTTGCGATGTAACAACACCACGAACACATTTATATTGCATGAAAACCTCCTGAGAAGTCGGGGACCGAGATGACTTCCAAATCCCGGTCCCCAACATTTCTTATGCGCCGTCGTTGTTGTAAGCGAACGACACTGCGTTGCGAACAGCAACGTCAACGGTTTGGATCGCACGAACGCGAACATTGCCGCTCGACGAAGCGGTGTATGGATCGACCAAGATGTCGAGGCCAGCCCACATACCGATCAGCAAGTCGGAGAAGTTACCGAAGTATACGTTCCCGGCAGTTGCTTGCTGCGAACGGATTACGTTGTAACCGTTTGCTTGACCGTTTTCGAGGACGAACATGCCCGAACCAGCGTCCTTGGCTTTCGTCTTCAGACCGCCGTAAGTGGCTGCGTCCGTGATGTAGGCCAAGTTGCCCATGAGAGCGTTGTCTTCTGCGATAGCAGTTTCCAAAGCAACCATTTCGGCAAAGGTTGGAACGGCGGCAGCAAAGCTGGTTGGCTTGTTGACACCGGAGGTGTTCAAGATACCAGTTGGCTGACCGGACGATCCCGAACCTTCCAACGCACCCTTGTCGATTGCCAAGGCCAGAGCCTGTGTCAAATCGTCGCGGACCAGTGCTTCAACAGCCGGAGTTGACTGAAGGATAAGCTGACGGGTGATGTCGGTGAAAGCACCAACATTCTTTGGCGTCAACGACACTGTACCGAAGGTTGGTTCAGATTCAGAGGCTGCACCGCCTTCTGTGCTGATCCAGCCGCCCGACGAAGCAGCAGTCTTCTTAGGGATTGCTACGTTGCCTTGCAGACCGGGGAGCATACGAGCGCCAGCGGCCATAACCGAAACCGAGTTACGCAGAACGTCGATGAACTCGTTAGCAAGCAAGTTGGTTGCAACGATTTCGTTGTCATCGCTGGTGTTCAAGTCACGCTGCTTCCAGACGCCGAGAACGTCAACTGGAACCATGAGACCCTGAGCCGAGCGACCATAACGCTGTGCAGCAGCTTCTGAGGCTTCAAACTCAAATGCAGCAGCTTCGCGCAGACGGCGATCACCGGGGTTTGCGAGAGCGGCGATGGCGCGAACGATGGAGAAGCTACGAACTTCCTTGCTGTTCAGACCAATGGTTTCGTTCTCAAG